CTTATAATGTATAGACCAGTTCACTCAAGTCTTTAAAAGGTTAGTGATACTTAAGTAAACCTAATTACAGTCTTTATTATGTCAAACAGTAACACACAGTTTGTATCAGTTAACTTTGCAGAATTCCTCTTGGAAAATGCAAACAATGGCAATGAAATCTTATCAGTCCTCGATGATATTGTAGAGGGTGCAGATACAGTGCTATAAGTAACAGATAGTCAGTGATAATATGTTAGGGGTTTGTGTTACTTAGTGTTTACACAGTTATTGACACAAACCTCAATACATGTTATGATGAGTTATTAACAGTGTTTCGACAGTATTATGCGGTTACGTTGTTATCGTTGCGTCGGGCGTTGCGTATATAAAAAAAGATAGAGACCCTAACCTACAGAGGTGACAAATCGAGAGAGAGATATAGAGATATAAAAAAAATTCCGTGGTATATAAAAACGCCATGTGGATTTGCATATATAAAAAAATTCGCCTTATAAAATTTTGGACAATACCACTTATCACATCTATGCAAAGGATAAGGTATTGTATTGTAATCTAGAAGAAGAAGATTTTGAAGAGAAGTGGGAACTACTCCAAGTGATGGTGGGACTACTTAAAACAGAATATACAGAGAGAGACTTATCATATATTAAGTTAGGACCGAAGTGTGGTGTAGGTGGACCAGGAAGGATTGTACAGAAAACCCCCATGTGGGAAGAAGATTCTTATTGACATTGTGCTACATACCTAGTATAATTGATGTGTAGCTACTAGGAATTATGGCAAAAGGATTTACAGTTAAAGCAAATAAACCAACAACCAAAGCAGGTGACTGGGATATTGCAGCTATCAAAGAAAGAATGAAAGGGAAGACCGTTGTGTTTTGTCTTCCAGGTAGGGGAGTATCTTACATATATCTGAAGAACTTTGTGCAGTTATGCTTTGACATGGTTCAGAACGGTATGTCCATCCAGATCTCACAGGACTACTCTTCTATGGTAAACTTCGCAAGATGTAAGTGTCTCGGAGCAAATGTATTACGTGGACCAGATCAGATACCTTGGGATGGTAAGTTAGAGTATGATTATCAGTTATGGATTGACTCGGATATTGTCTTTGATACTAACAAGTTCTGGCAGTTATGTGATATGGCAATTCCTGCTGATGCTGTCTCTGAAGATGGTACAGTAGATGACACTAAGAAGAAGCAAATCGTCTCAGGATGGTATTGCACAGAGGATGGGAAGACTACATCTGTCGCACACTGGTTAGATGAAGATGACTTCCGTAAGAATGGGGGAGTTATGAATCACGAAACCATTGAGTCAATCAGTAAGCGTAAGAAACCATTTACTGTAGACTATGCAGGTTTTGGGTGGTTGATGATAGAGAAGGGAGTCTTTGAAGATGAGAAGATTAAGTATCCTTGGTTCGCTCCTAAGATGCAAGTCTTTGAGTCTGGTAGTGTTCAAGATATGTGCGGCGAAGACGTATCGTTCTGTCTTGATGCAATGGATGCAGGTTTTGAAATCTGGTGCGATCCTCGTATTAGGGTAGGGCACGAAAAATCTCGTATCATATAATGTTATGAACAAAGAAGAACAGTTATCTATGGGTCGATCCGTTAAATGGGTCGATTTCCATATGCCTTCAAAGACATCAGAAGAACTATGGTATCTTTGTTCAAATATACTTACAGAGCTCTCGGAGCGTGACTCGGTTCGATATCGTATCAGAGCAACCGATGCATCTCTAGCGGCGAAACTCGATTTAATTGATGAAGACACACACGACTCGGAGGGTTGTTAAATGGCAAAAACTTTTAATACTGGCGTTGAGACAGTAGAATCAAAACCGAAAAAAACTCGTCAAGGAAAAGGAAAGCATACCAAATATGCCGCTTCCTCTCGTAATGGTGCTCCTAAAAGACTAAGGGGGCAAGGTAAGTAAATGGCAGCACTTATTTGTAATCTACCTTCTTATGAGGTATGGGTTAGAAAGGAGTACTTAACTGATCATACTAGTGGTCATGGCGAATTTGTAAAAGGCGTTTGGGTGTCGTGTAAATCGATACCTGGACGTGCTTTTTACTTTGAAACCTATCTACCCGAATATGGGGCAATGTATGACAAGTTACCTATATCTGCTTTTCTAAGTGAACCTAAGATACCAGATCCCGATATGACTCTACATAACCTACAGTTCTGGAATTGCATGGATTATGGCGTTGTAGCAGTCCAAAAGCAGTTTATAGGGTCAATGCACTTTGAACTCTATACAAGGGACTACGGGAACCAAACAGGGACGTATATATGTACATTGGATAACTATCACCAAGACGTAGATGCTATTGATTACTCTACTAGTGAGAATCCAAGTGAACATAAGTCACATAACCTTATTGAATTAGATAATGGTCAATTCGCATTGTATCCAAATAATAGAATGCGTATCTATGATAATAGTCTAACACCTAAAGAACCATTGAATCCTGATTTTAAAGTATCAACTGTATACTATCAGGTTGAGAATGGACATGATAGGGATGGGTTAGGTAGTGAAGAGAACTACTTCTGGAAAACGGCAAAAGAAAGAGATGCAAAAGATCTATAAATCAGAGGTCGTACTTAAACATCATGATGAACTGAGTAACATTATTGACAATGCAGTTAATACTACTCAACATCATGATATTTTTGGTGATAGTTATACTTGGTCGTATGGAAAGTATAATATTTTTGGATTTACATCTGCAACTAAGGTATTCTATGACCTGTTCTGCGAATTAAATGCGATTGTATATGATTATAATGGTACTAATGAACCTTTATGGATGCAAAGTTGGTTAAATTACCACGAAAAAGACGGTTTATTGGATTGGCACGGACATCAATGGCCAATTCATGGTTATATTTCAATTAGACCGCACAATACAAAGACAATTTTTAGAAATCCTGAGTATGAAGTGATAAATGAAGTTGGAAATGTGTATATTGGACCAGGATATAGAGAACATAAGGTAATTTCTGATAAAAATACTCAATTTGACACGAATAGAATCACAATTGGGTTTGATATACTTAAAGATGTGCCTTCACATGCTCTTACAGGTAATATAGGACTCATACCTTTTCCTCAAATAAATAGAATGAGCTCTTAGTATACTTATGAACGACTTTTTGGATAATTTGGGTAATGATCAGCATCAAAAAATGCTCCGTGAGATAGCAAATGACGGTATAACACCTAAAAAAACTGATCATAAGGTAAATAATGACCTATATGAGGCAGATGGGTTGGATTATGACGAAGAACTTTATAAATCTTGACTAAATAATAAGATAGTAAGAGTATTTTATAATGCCTCTAGAAAGAGTCAGTCAAGGTTTTAAGGATATTAGTATGACTTTTCAGTCTAATCCACTGAATGGTGATATTATTGGAATTAAAAATGAAAATGCGATTGCAAGATCCGTAAGGAATATAGTATTTACTCTTCCTGGTGAAAAACCGTTTGATCCTGATTTTGGGTCAAGAATATATAAGACACTTTTTGAAAATCTTGATAATATTTCTGCATCGACGATTGTTGATGAAATAGAACAGTCAATTAGGAACTATGAACCTAGAGTCGATTTAATCGATGTTCAAGCAGATCCTAATTTTGATGAAAACTCATATGATGTAACCATAATATATGAAATCATAGGAGCAGACGTTCCGCAGCAACAATTACAATTCGTTTTGCAACCAACTAGGTAAAATGCCACTAGTAAATTTCTCTAACCTTGATTTTGATCAGGTTAAAACAACACTTAAAGATTATTTGAGGGCAAACTCTAAGTTTACCGATTATGATTTTGAAGGTTCTAACTTATCTACTATTATAGACCTTCTGGCATATAATACTTACATCACTTCGTACAATGCCAACATGGTAACGAACGAAGTATTCATTGATAGTGCGACTTTACGGGAAAATGTGGTATCGTTAGCAAGAAATATTGGATATTTACCTAGATCAAGGACTGCATCGAGAGCATCAGTTAGTTTTTTCGTAAATGCATCAAATATTACGCCTAGACCATCAACTATAACTCTTCAACCAGGTCCAGTAGCAGCAACATCAGGGTCTTTTGGTAACCAATCTTATGTTTTTTCCATCTGCGACCCAGTAACACGACCTGTAATTGATGGAATTGCTAATTTTGACGATATTATACTCTATGAAGGAACACTTTTAAAGCAAAATTACACATTTACCTCTCAGAACCCAAATCAAAGGTTTATTTTACCTAATATAGGGGTTGATACTACTCTAATTAAGGTTAAAGCAGGTACTACTAACCAAAAATTCAGATATTCTTACCAAGATAACCTCTTTGACATCACTAGTGACTCAAAAGTCTTCTATATTCAAGAGGTAAATGATGAAAGATATGAAATATTCTTTGGAGATGGTGTTTTTGGAAGAAAATTGCAAGAAGGTGAAGAAATTGACATAAGTTATATCGTCTCTAATGGCGAAATGGCGAATGGTGTTAATCAATTTACCTTTAGTGGTAGGTTAACGTATATACAGAATGATGGTGTTCATAATGTTACTAATGGTATTTCATTGTTAACAACAGGGTCAAGTGGGTCTGGTGGTGAAGAGATCGAAGGAGTTGACTCTATTAAGAAGTTTGCACCTAGAATCTATGCATCTCAGAACCGTGCATTGACTGCAAGTGACTATGAATCACTAATTCCAGCAAAAATTTATCCCGAAACAGAGTCAATTTCTGTTTTTGGAGGCGAAGAACTGGTTCCACCTCAGTATGGTAAGGTCTTTATCAGTATAAAACCAAGATTTGGTGATTTTTTACCGAATTTGGTCAAAGAGCAGATCAAATTGAAGCTTAAGAAGTATTCAGTAGCAGGAATTGTCCCAGAAATTCTTGATTTGAAGTACCTTTACCTTGAAGTTGATTCAAAACTCTATTATAACAGTAATTTGGTAGGAAATGCAGAAGAAGTTTCTACAATTGTCTCAAATAATGCAGCAAAATATGCAGATTCATCAGATTTGAACAAATATGGAGCAAGATTTAAGTATAGTAAGTTCTTAAACATCCTCGATCAGAGTCAAGAGTCTATTACATCCAATATTACAACAGTTCAGATCAGAAGAGATCTTAGATTGGTAACAAATTCCTTTGCTGAGTACTCAGTTGGGTTTGGAAATGCCTTCTATATCAAGAGTATGAGTGGTTATAACATCAAATCTTCTCCAATTAGGGTTGCAGGACTTGATTTTGACGTATATTTGTCGGATGTTCCAGATTCAAACAGAGAAACTGGTTCATTATTCCTATTTTCTATACCATCTCTCAATTCAACATCACCTTCCATAATAAGGCGTAACGTTGGGTTTATAAATTATACTAAGGGAATAGTTACATTGAACCCGATCAACATAACATCGGGCAAACTTAAAGATGGTCAGGCAATTCTTGAGATCTCTGCTTGTCCTAAATCCAATGACGTGATTGGATTACAGGATTTATATCTACAATTAGACATAAGCAATAGCACATTTGAACCAATCGTTGATGAAATATCATCAGGATTAGATCCAGCAGCATCGAACTACATTGTAACCTCTAGTTATCATAATGGATCATTGGTTAGAGAGGGTGGTGCTGTAACAGTAACTACTACAGCTACAGGAACTTCAAGAACATCCACAGAAACTACAGGGACTACTACTAATAGTAGTATAAACACAGGTTCTACAGGAGCAACTTCTTCTTCATCATCATCACCATCATACTAAAATAAATGATATCCACCACAGATAAAAGAATACAGTTTAGTAATATAGTTGAAAATCAACTTCCTTCTTACGTCAAGGAAGATTATCCTTTAATAAATGATTTTTTAAAGCAATATTATGTTGCTCAGGAGTTTGATGGTGCTCCTGTTGACTTGATTCAGAATATTGATAAGTATATTCAACTCGATAATAATACAAATTGCGTATATACTGCTAGTTTAGGTGTTGATGTATCAATTACTGATACTAATATTGTTATAGATTTACTAGAAACACCTGAAGGAACCAATGGATTCCCTGATTCATGGGGTTTACTTAAGATTGACGATGAAATTATAACATACGAAAGCAAAACAATAACAACTTTTGAGAATTGTCATAGAGGATTTTCTGGAGTTACTTCATATGTTAGTGAATTAAATGCAGAAAATTTAGTTTTTAATACTTCTGACAGACAGGCACATTCAAAAGGAACTGAAATACAGAATTTAAGTGCATTATTCTTAAAGCAATTCTTAATTAAGACAAAGCAACAGATACTTCCTGGTATTGGTGAGAGAGATTTAACACCTGAAGTTAATCAAAATGTCTTTATTAAGCAAGCAAGTGACTTTTATTCATCAAAAGGTACTGATAAGTCATTTAAAATACTCTTTAAAGCACTTTATAATCAAGATGTAGATGTTATAAAACCTAGAGATAACCTTCTCACACCATCAAATGCTCAATATAAGGTTGCAGATCACTTTATAGTTGAAAGTGTTTCTGGAGATCCTTCAGAATTAAGCACTGCTACCTTATTCCAAGATACTTATAGTGATACTATCACTAAAGCATATGCTCCGATCACCTATGTTGAGAAAGTATCTACAGGAACTGCTGGTGTTGCTAAGACTTTTTATAAACTTGCAGTAGATTCTGGTTATAGTAGAAGTGGAATGACCGATGGAGCAATCTACGGTAAGTTTTCAGTTCACTCTAAAACTAGAGTAATAGGTAATGTTGGTGTAGGAACAACTACTTTAGATGTTGATTCTACTGTAGGATTCCCAAAAAGTGGTGAACTATCAATACAATACAAAAATCTATCTGTTGGTATTGTATCTTATAGCTCAAAATCATTAACTCAGTTCTATGGTTGCACAAATTTAAATGGAACTATACTTGATGGTACTGATGTTGGCATAAACACGTATGCATATGGATATTCTTCACAAGATCAGTCCAAAGTTATTAAGATAAGAATAAATTCTGTTATTAACTCTATAGACTTTGATAGTTCTGCATATGGATATAGTGCTGGTGATAAAGTTAAGATCAATACATTAGGTATCGGTGCTACTGGATTTAAATCTCATAATTGGTTTTATAATGGATGTCCTGTCTATAATGTAAAGAGTTTCTCATTAGTTGATGCATCTGACCAAACTTGGGAGATTGTATTAGATACCAATCATTTTTTCAGAAAAGGTGATTCTGCAATACTCAACGGTAGAGACAGTTTTCCTAAAAATTGTGAAATAGCATCAGTTTCTTCAGAAAAATCTTTTGTTATAAGTGGACAAGGAGCACTTAGTACTTCTGATGTTTACAATATTAGAAGAAGTATATCAAAAGCAGTACCTAGTGGTAGTAATGCAATTGGTATAGGAATATCTGTATTCTCTACTGATGTTCAGAACACTTATGTAAGTGATAATAAGTTATTAGTCGCATCATCATCTATACCTTCTTATGGTACACAACCATTAGATGCATATGACCATTCTGTTACCTTTAGTGGTACTTTTAGTGGAGAAGATTGGGAAATATCAACACAAGACCATTCTTTATATACAGGAGACTCAATATACTACTCTCCAAACAAAATAACTCAGAATTTTATCAACTCTGCAGGACAACCTACTAGTAGAATTGTAGATGGTCCTGCTTTAGTAGATGAGGGAATATATTTTGTTTATAGAGTCAATCTTAATACAATAAAACTTGCAACATCAAAAGCTGACATTTTAAGAGGTAAATTTATCAGTATATCTACTGATTCACCAATAACAGTAACTGATAACAAGATTCAAAAGACTGAATACAACAATAAAACCTTAGAAACACAAAAAATACTAAGAGAAGTATGTCCTGCAAATAATGAGGGAACAGAATCTAAAACTAAGTCTGGATTTACTGGACTTTTGATAAATGGTGTAGAAATTCTCAATTATAAGTCAAGAGACTTTTTATATCATGGAGAAGTTAAGGGTATTGACCTTCTTGCAACTGGATCTGGTTATGATGTAATAAATCCACCAGATTTAAAGATTGCTGATAATGTAGGAACTGGTGCAACTGGACATGTATCAGTATCTGGTTCTATAGAAGAAGTTAGAGTCATAGATAGCGGTTTTGATTACCATGAGAAACCAATTATCACTATTTCTGGTGGTAATGGGTTCGGAGCATTAGTAACTCCAAATATGAAGACTGTACCTCATCAGGTTAAGTTTAATGCTACCCAAAAAGGTGAAAGAATTATAATAGGGCAAGCAAACTCTCTTATTAACTTCACTGAGGTTCATAAATTCATAACTGGTGAAAAAGTCATCTATATTAGTGATAATGAAACTGGTGTAGGTGGATTATCTACTTCTACATCATATTATGTTGATGTTATCAATGATTATAAGATTAGACTCCATAATAAGTCATGGGAAGCAGTTGCAGGTATCAATACAGTTACATTTACATCATATGGAACTGGTAATCAAGTAATCAAGTCATTTACTAATAAGAATGTAGTAGAATCGGTAAATGTAGTAAATGCTGGTTCAGGATATGAGAATAAGAAGAGAATAGTAGGAACCATTGGAATAAGCACTTCACTTAATACTATCAATATTCCCGATCATGGTTATGAGTCTGGTGAATTGATCGTATACACCTCTCAGGAGACCCCTGTAGACGGTCTAACAAGCGGAAATGAGTATTACGTCACAAAGGTCAATAATGATAGTTTTAGGTTATCTCAGGTTGGTTCTGGTGAAATTTACAGTAATTACTACTATACTACTAATCAATTCATAGATTTGATCAGTGTTGGTGTTGGTGCTCATTCATTTAACTATCCAGAGATCAAACTTAAGTTAGTTACTTCTGGATTCACTACTACAGCATATGAAGCACAATTACAACCGATAGTTAGAGGAGAACTTACTTCTGTTAGACTATCTGATAATGGAGTAGGATATGGATCGTCTGATATTATCAATTTAGAAAAACAACCTTTAGTAACCTTAGTAAGTGGAGTTAATGCTCAAATTGAAGCAATTGTTGATAATGGAACTATTATTGATGTTTTAATTAAGAGTCCAGGTAAAGATTACAGTTCTGTTGATTTAGATATTATAGGAACTGGTTCTGGAGCAGTTTTAACACCAATTATTACTAATGGAGGGATAACTTCTGTTAAGATCATTCAGGGTGGTGTAAATTACACTTCTGGAAGCACTTATATAAATGCAATCTCATCTGGTACTGGTGCTAACTTTAAAACTAATTTGCAGTCATGGAATATCAACTTAGTTAGTAGAAATATCAATAAATTTACTGTTGATGATGGATATCTAGTAGATGGTATAAATTCTAACTTTAGTCTTCAATATTCTCATTTATATGCCCCTAGACAATTAAGAGAAAGAATATTCTCGGTTGATCAAGTTGGTAGAACAATGTATGGCAATTACGACTTAGGAAAAGACCTTGGTGGTAATGAAACAACTTCTTCTCAACACTCACCTATTATTGGTTGGGCATATGATGGAAATCCAATTTATGGACCTTATGGTTACATAACAAAAGCAGGTGGTGTTATTGCTCAGATGAAAACTGGGTATAGTAGTAAAGATTCAGTATCATTAGCAAATAGACCTGTAGGATTTCCTGAAGGATTCTTTGTAGAAGATTACAAATATCAAAAAGTTTCTGATGAAACTGTTCTCGATCAGAATAATGGTAGATTCTGCGTAACTCCAGAATTCCCAGAAGGTACATATGCATATTTTGCAACTATTGATGAAGATATTGCAAGTTCAGGTCAATTTGTTGGATATAAGCAACCAGTATTCCCATATTTAATTGGTGATAAATTTAAGTCATCTCCAAATAGCTTTAACTTTGATCAAGATTCAAATCAAGATGATTATAATTTAGTTGGAACTGATTGGGCAAGAAACACTACTCCATACAATTTACATGAAGATGGTGTAGATTATAAGTATATTTCTTTACCAAATGAACTAAAACAGACTGCAGATATAACAGGAGTTGGTCCAGGTAAAATAGAATCTATAGGAATTGAAACTGGTGGTACAGGATATAGTGTAGGTGATAAAGTTATATTTGATAATGCAGATTCAAAAGGAAGTGGTGCATCTGCTAGAGTTTCTATGGTAGATGGTAAAACATTTGATACTATCAGTGTTGCTTCTTCTATTATTACCAATTGTGAGGTTTATCCATCAAACTCTTATGAAATAGTCACTCCTGCTGCTCATAATTTCTTGAATGGTAATTTAGTTACTATTTCTGGTATATCTACCACATCATCTGGTCTTGAAGGTGTATATCCTATAACAGTTGAGCAAGGATCATTTACTTTAATTGGTGTTGGTACAGATATTGCTGCTGGCAATCCAGAAGTTACTGGAATTATTACTTACTTTAATACAAGTGGTGATTTTAGTTGGGTAAACATAAATGATGAATTTGAAGTTGGTGAACCAGGAGGATTTGATAATCTACCAGAAAAAATTAAAGTTCTTAATAAAGATGAAAGATCTTCTAGAATACGGGTATTAAGAAATGTAGGAGGCGATATTGGTATTAGTACTGGTGCAAATCTTGCTGCTGATAGTGCTATCGTAGAAGATTCAAAGAAATTTACTATACCAGCAGGTTTTAGCACTGCATTTAGTGGTAAAAGAAATACTCAATACTATTTCAACCCTATAGAACAAGTAGGATTTGGACTTACTGTTGGTATGGCATATGTTGCTAGTATCACAAATCCTGGTGCAGGACTATCAATAATACATATCAACACAAGAGGAATATATTTACCAAATCATAATTTAAATACTGGAGATGAAGTAACTTACTCTCCTGATGTAGATGCTGTTTATTCAGGTGATGAGAGTATAGGTATTGCTACTATTATTGGTAATACTGTATCAACTCCTGGTCCTATAGCGGTTGGTCAAAAACTATTTGTTGCAAAGATAAACTCTAACTTAATTGGGTTATCTACTGTCAGAGTAGGTATGGGAACCACTGGTGCTTTTGTGGGTCTTGCAAGCGAATTTAGGGACTCTACAACACTACTATTCAATGGTGCTGGTACTGGAGAAGGACATAGCCTTAAAACAAATTATGAGCAAATTACTGCAACTGTAACTAGACATTTAGCAACTGCCAATCTAACTGAAGAGCATGGATTAACAAATGGAGATAATGTAGTAGTTAGTGTAAATCCTGGTGTTGCTTCAACATATGTTGTCAAATATAATGACTTTAATAGAAAACTGATTCTTAACGAATTATCATTTACAGATGTCAATATTGATATAGCAAATGATTCAATTAGAATAGACAATCATGGACTTGTAACTGGTCAAAAGGTTGTTTATACTGCTATTTCGCCTTCTACTGGATTAGAAAATAATAGAATATATTACATCTATGCCCAAGATCATAATATTATTAAATTATGTGCAACTCTTTGGGAAACTGAACAATTTAAACCCAATTTTGTTAATATTGCTAGTGCTTCTGATGGAAACTTAGGACCAGTAAACCCACCAATTTCTGCGTTTAAAGATTCTACAGTTGTATTTGATGTAGGTGATTCTAGTTTAGCATTTATAAGAGATTCACAACCATACTCAGCATTTGAACTTGATTTCTATACTGATACTAACTTTACAGAACCTTGGAACAATAGAGTTAGTGATATTGTTAGAAATGGTCTTGCTGGTATAAATTCTACTGCTACTGTTACTATAACAATAGACAGACATGCTCCTGATTCACTTTTCTATAACTTATCTCCGTTATATGAAACTGATCTTCCTCCAGTTAAAGAACAAATTGCTTTTGATACTGAAGTATTTGATAATAATAAGATAGCAGTTACTGAAAGTGAATTTAGTGGAAATAGAATAGTTGCTATTGGTGATACTAATAAATTTGACTTTACTGTTGCTCAATTACCTGAATCTGCTTCATATAAGAATGAAAATCCAGCATTAAGTTATAAAACATCATCAAGAAGTGCTACTGGTTCTATTTGTAATATCAGTGTTGTAAATGGTGGTGCAAATTACTACTCATTACCAGGTATTACTTCTGTTGCTTCACTTACTGGTACAAATGCAATTATTAAACCTTTTAGTACTTCAATTGGATGTATTAAAAATACTAAGATCAACGATATTGGATTTGATTTCCCTTCAGACCCAACATTAAGACCAACTACAAATTTACCTCAAATATTAACCTTAGATGCTCTTTCTAGATTAGATTCTGTTGGTATTTCATCTGCAGGTCGTGGATATATTAAAGCACCGACTTTACTTGTCTTTGATGGAAGAACTAAGAAGAGAGTTGATGGTATTGAGATAAAGTATAAGTTAGGTGATGATCAAGTATCAATAATCAAGAATAAGGAAAATTTAAATTCTATTACTCCTACAATTTTACCAGTTAATAATACTAATGGAATTGGTATTGCTACAATAGGATTTACTACAGCAACTAAAGAGGTAGTAATTGGATTTAACACTGGATTTAGTCAAGAATTCCCATTAAGTGTTGGTGATAAGTTCTTAGTTGAAAACGTTAGTGTTGGAGTTGGTTCTACTGGATTTGGATTCAATTCATCAGAATATGAGTATAAGATGTTTGTTGTTAGTAAGACAACTCCTAATCTTGGTGGTATTGGTTCTATATTCTACAATCTTGATGGATATTTACCATCTGGTGAACAACCTGGTGAATATGATGTAGTTAATTCTGTTGGTAGAGTAATACCTGAAAGAGATTTCCCAATATTTGATGTTTCTTTAAAAAATAATATTTTTGCTACGAAAGAAACTATAGTATCTAATAGTGCGACTGGTGTTGTACAATCTTGGAATCCAGTTACTGGTGAATTAAAAGTTATCTCTAATGATAACTTTATAGTTAATGAGCAAATTATTGGATCATCTTCTGCATCTAGT